CACCGTGCTCAAGGCGGCATGGCAAGACATGCACGGCGGCGCCTCAAACGCCGGCCGCTCGGCGCTCATGGAGGGCGACCTCGAGTTCAAGGCGTTGGCGATGGACAACACCGACGCCGACACAATGAAACTCCGCGGCCAGCAGATCGAGGAGATTTGCCGGGGCTTCTCGGTGTTCCCGCAAATGGTCGGCCATTCTGGCGACTCCGCGCCGACGTTCGCCAGCGCGGAGCAATTCTTTATCGCCCACGTGGTGCACACGCTCTCGCCCTGGCACGTCGCATGGGAAGAGGCGATGGCCACGCAACTCCTCACCGACGACGAAGATGCCGAGGGCCTCTATTTCAAGTTCACCGTGCAAGCTCTGCTCCGCGGCACGGCCAAGGAGCGCGGCGAATTTTACCAACTCTTGGTGAATATGGGCGCGGTGTCGCCGAATGAAATTCGCGCGCTCGAGGAAATGGATGAGCGCCCCGGGCTCGACCGCTTCCGCATCCCTCTCAACATGACGGTGGTGCGCGAAGACGGCACGCCGATGCCGGCCGAAAAGCCGCCGGCGCCCACCCCGACCGCTTAACCGCGAGGACCACATGCACACGCAGCGCTTCGAAATCCCCGCCGAGTGGAAATTTGCCGGCGACGCCGCGGCTATGGAGTTTTCCGGCTACGGCGCCGTCTTCGGCAACGTCGACTCCTACGGCGACGTGATCGCTCCGGGCGCCTTTGCCGAGACGCTCCGCGAGGCCAAGGGCTCGGGCGTGTGGCCGGCGATGCTTTTGCAGCATGGTGGCGGCCTCATGGGCTCGGCCGAAGACATGACGCCGATTGGAATTTGGACGCAGCTTGAAGAGGATAGCCACGGCCTCAAGGTAAGCGGCAAGTTGGCCGACACCTCGCGCGGCCGCGACCTCTATACGTTGATGAAGATGCAGCCGCGCTCGGCCATCAACGGCTTGAGCATCGGCTATTCTCCGGTCGAATGGGCGACCCGCACCAGCCCGGATGAGCCGCGCCGCACACTCAAGCGCGTGAAACTTTGGGAGGTGTCGCCGGTCACCTTTCCCGCAAATGGCAAGGCGCGCGTCTCCGACGTGAAGAGCGCGACGCCTTCGGAAATCGAGCGGACGTTGCGCGACGCAATGGGCCTCTCGCGTGCCGAAGCCAAGGCTTTCATGGCCGAAGGCTTCGCCGGGCTCAAACACCAGCGCGACGCTGGCGGCGACTCCGAAGAGTTGGCGGCGCTTGTCCGTCGAAACATCACCACGCTCAAGCTCTGAAAGGGGCCGCACATGGATACCGTCGAAATCAAGAATCTACTGGAAGCCCAGAACAAGACGTTCGTGGACTTCAAGGCCGCCCTGGCCGACGCCACGAAGGGCGGGGCCGAGGCCAACGCCAAGGTCGACGCCATCAATGGCGAGCTCACCCGCATCGGCAAAGAGCTCAAGGAAATCGCCAACCGCGCCGAAGCCGCCGAGGCAGCCGCCGCTCGCCCGAATCGTGGCAACGGCTCCAAGGCTTCGGCCGAGGAAGTCGCCTACAAGTCGGGCCTCTTCCGCTACATCAAGAGCGGCGAAGAGGGCGGCCTCCGCGACCTCGAAAAGAAGGCGATGAGCGCCGGCAGCAACGTGGACGGTGGCTATACGGTTCCCACCGAAATGGAGCAGGCCATCGACCGCGTGGCAATGCAGATGGTGTCCATGCGCCGCTTGGCAACCGGGCGCCAGATCACCGGCCGCAGCTACAAGAAGATCGTCACCACCACCGGCGCCTCGGTCGGCGGTTGGGGCGTCGAGCAGACGGCGCCGAGCGAAAGCAACGCCATGTCGCTTTCGGAGCTCGAGTTCACGCTCGGCACCTTGTGGGCCGAGCCGCGCGCCACGCTCGAGCTCATGGAAGACTCGGACCAGAACGTCGAGTCCTGGCTGGCCGATGAGGTCGGTATTACCTTCCAAGAGCAGGAAGGCACCGCCTTCATCACCGGTTCGGGCATCAACCGCCCGCGCGGCATCACCGACTATGCCACGCTCGCCAACGCCTCCTATGCCTGGGGCTCCATCGGATACATCGCCTCCGGTGCTTCCGGCGCGTTCGCCACGGCGAGCTCCTCGGTGTCGCCGGTCGATGCCTTCATCGGCCTCTACCACGCGCTCAAGCCGGTCTATCGGCCCAATGCACGTTGGATGATGAGCGACGCCACGGTGGCCACCGTCCGCAAGTTCAAGGACGGCCAGGGCAACCTCCAGTGGAAGCCGGGCGCCTCGGTGTCGGACGGCTTTATCGAGACGTTCCTCGGCAAGCCCATCGAGTACGATGACAACATGCCCGCCGTGGCGAGCAACTCCTACTCGGTGGCCATTGCCGACTTCAAGAGGGCCTATGTCATCGTGGAGAAGCTCGGAACGCAGGTCATCCGCGACGGCCTCACCGCGAAGCCCTACGTGAAGTTCTACACGCGCCGCCGTGTCGGTGGTGGCGTGCAGAATTTCGAAGCCATCAAGCTGATGAAGATGGCCTCGAGCTAAACGCTCGACGCCTTCCGACGACCCGAAAGCGGCGGCCGTAGTGGTCGCCGCTTTCGCTTCCACCCTCTTTCAATCGGTTTTCTTTGGAGGTTCGCGCTATGCGTGACCAGTCAACTCGTCTCCACCTTGTCACGGCAATCAAGCCGCAGACGCAGACCAACGCCGACACCGCGATTGTCGGCCCCATCATCGACCGCAAGGGCTACGATTCGCTCACTTTCTGCCTCTTGCTCGGCACCATGACCGACGCCAACGTGACCGGCGCGGTAACTTTCGAGCACGGCGACGACTCGGGCCTGTCCGATACCGCCGTGCCGGCCGCCACCGACCTCATCGGCACGCCGACGCTCATGGGCTTTCAGTACGACGACGACATTGAGTGCCGCAAGATCGGCTATGTCGGCGTTAAGCGCTATGTGCGCGTGACCGTCACGCCGACCGGCAACGACTCCGGTGCTCTGCCCATCGCTTGCGTTGCCATTCTCGGTACGCCGGCGGCCGGGCCGACTGCCAACCCGCCGCAGTAAGCGGCGGCCTGGTAGCCTGACTGTCACCCGCCGCCGGCGATCCCGGCGGCGGGCCTTTCTCGGGAGCACCGACCATGCGCGCCTTCGCCGACCTCCTCGAGACGACCGCAGCGGCGACCGACGACGCCGCCAATCGGTGGCTCACGGCGCGCGCCACGGTCAAGACCGCTCTCAAAATCACCGACACCGATTCCGATGCGCTCATTGACGCGCTCATCCCGCGTGCTGGCCGGCTCATCGAGGCGCATTGCCGCCTTGCCCGAGACGCCGCCGGCGCCAAGCCCACCTTCGCCCGCGAGACGCTCCGCGCCACGTGGCACTCGGAGGCCAACGGCGCCCGCGGTAGCGAGCTCTATTTGCCGTGGCGGCTGCCGGTCTATTCCATCGACTCGGTGGTGGAGGCCGACACCACCCTCACAGTGAGCACCGATTACCTCTTGATGGGCTCGACGCCGGGCCGGCTCCGCCGCGTCTCGAGCGACTCGCCGATTGAGTGGAGCACCGGCAAAATCGTGGTGACCTTCAAGGCCGGCTTTTCGGTGTCCACCTCGCTGGCCACCAACATCGACGCGGCCATCGAGGCGGCGGCCATCGAGCAAATCAAGGCCATGCCCTTCGGCGCCGACCGTGACCCAACCATCCGGTCGGAAAATGTACCCGACCTCGCGGCCGTCTCCTACTCGGTGCCAGGCGGCGACGTGATGGGCGCCAACGTGCTCCTCCCGGCCGTGCGCGACATGCTGGCGCCCTGGCGCAATCCCGCGCCGTGAGTGTCCACAAGACGGCGGCCCGCTTCATCGCCAAGCGCGGCTCGAGCATGACGCTGGCGCGCGAGGGCGAAGGCACCACCATCACCCTCAAGGGCAAGCGGGTGCCAGGCACCACGGTGCCGGTCGGTAATTCGGCCGAGCAACAGAGCTTTCGCGTGAAGATCGGCGTGGCCGAGCTCGCGGCCTCGGCGTGGTCGGTGAAGGTGCCGAGCTCGAGCACCGACTCGCTCACGGTCGATGGTGTTGCCCGCGCGGTGGTCGACGTTCGGCCGCTGGCCGATGGTGGGGTGACCGGCGCCTATGAGCTCGAGGTGATCGGCTAGTGCCGGTCACCGTCCAGAACATCGGGGCGCCGACCACGCTCAAGGGCCTCGGCGAGTGGGTAAAGGCCAACACCATCGAGGTGGCGGAGAAGGCTTTGCGCGAGGAGGTCGGCGAAGGCGCGCATGGTCGGTGCTCCCAAAGAAGGCCCGCCGCCGGGATCGCCGGCGGCGGGTGACAGTCAGGCTACCAGGCCGCCGCTTACTGCGGCGGGTTGGCAGTCGGCCCGGCCGCCGGCGTACCGAGAATGGCAACGCAAGCGATGGGCAGAGCACCGGAGTCGTTGCCGGGCGGCGTGACGGTCACGCGCACCTAGCGCTTCACGCCGACATAACCGATCTTGCGGGACCCCATGGC